TTAAGATCTTTGACAGGTGCATTATAACGTTGCATCGACGTCAAAAACCGCGTAAGGTTGGAAGTCTCTTGACCAACACCATCGAGTCCGACAGCGCCCTCTGTGGGGAGCCGGCGAACGAGCAACAACTGTAACTCAGGCGCGATTTCAAAGAAAGTAGCACCGATTGACTGCACACGCAAACGCATGCCAGTACGGAACTGATTGGCGGTAGTGGTGGGCAGATTGGGAACGACACGATTGTCTTGGTTGTTAACCAAAAAGGTCACTGTAGTAATCCCCGACAAATCAGTGGACGTAATCACTTGACGGAAGTGAATACTCCCAGGAACAAGCGACGCACTGAAAGCCGGTGGTGGCACAATGGTCGAATCAATAGATGTCTGCGCAAACCATTCCAAAGATGAAGAACCAATAGACGTAGCCGAACAAGTAAGATGGCAGATAAAAATGCCCGGTGGCACATAAAGTTCACCTGGCGTCAAATCATTGACCATCCAGTCGGCTGGGTTATTGTTCTGCGAAGTCCATGCACCAATCGGCGAGGCAGCGGCGCCAGTACCAAAACCCAACATATAGGTCCATTCACTGTTAAAGCCGTCACCAACCGTCAAAAGGTTGCGCGGAATTTGTTTTTCATGGAAGGCAACGTCGACTTTCATATCGATAAAGCCGACGCAAATGTTACCAGTCGAAGGACCGGAAGGTTCATTGTAACCTTCAGAGGCGACAAAAAACACACCAGCATCATAGAGGTTAGGATCACCTTCAACCATACCTTGACGCGTGTATTTCGTATCTTCACCGAAAGCATCTTCCAAGCACGATTTTGGAATGCGCAAATTCAATCCATCATTGATGTTGCCAGAGACATAAACAGCACTCTGAGCCGCTTCAACCATCGAACTAGGTAGGCGAGCCGTTGCATCCGGCAGCCAACCCAATATTAGGTTGCCAGCGACAGTAGTGGGTACGTCAGTAACAAACATGAACTCCAGAGCCCGAATGAGATATTTCACCCATCCTTGCCCCAAAGTTTCAGCCATCCAAGGAGCAAAAGACTCAAGTCCAGGTTGAATCCGTTGCACGACGGAACAAAGATATCCGCCGGCACGATCAACAATGACTTCAGCAATTCGCTCGTGATCTTTTTGCCAACCTGACGATTGTGGTCCGCTAATGATTCGATGAACACGCGACAACGGTTTGTTCTCTCGCTCTACACGAGCAAGACGCTTCTCCATAGCGCTGTTCTTATTCTTCATAGCTTTCTTAGACATGATCTCTCAATCTAATCAGTGACACCCGCTGACTGTGGTAGGGCCGGGAGCGTCAATCCCGCTATCAAAGATAGCCGTGGCCCAATAGCAGTAGCATTAAGCATAATCAACCGCAATGATCGCATCTAAAAGTTCTGCGACACGTGGTTGTAGTGGGTCTGGAAATCTCCCATCAACTGTAAGGTTCCTCAATACGAGATCAAACATTTTGAGAGCCTCAGTCTCCACTTTGTAACGACCAGACAATTCCTGCCACACTATGTCCATGGCAGGAGATGGCAAACACCGGTCATTAGTCAAGCGGTATTGTGCATCAGCAATAGGGTTGGTGGCCTTACGGTGGTAAGAACCAAACCGGTCATAATATGACAACAGGCCACCTAAAATGGGATACTCACGTGGAATGTGGGCCAAAGCTCGACTGAAGGCGTACATAGCACCGCCTCTGCCGCCGAACAAACTTACCGGGCGCAGCATTTTCGACATTTTAATCATCATGCTGGGCAACGGATAAAGTGTCACCTGTCCAACTGCATTTGGTAACGCAATATGGCGCAAATAATCTGCGCCAACGACAGACGGCAACTGTTTCAACTTGGTTATAAAACCACAAGATTGCATTGATTTTTCAAACGCATCACCAAGTGTCAACCAAGAAAACGCCGATTGCAGGACGGCGTCTTCCAACGACTGTTTGTATGCAGCCATGTTATGTATCGTTGACAGAATCGAAGTGAAGGCGATACCAGTGGGCATCTGATACCCTGGTTCGCCCAAAATCTCAATAAAATCCTCCTTTGTTTGGAAGAGTTTGGCTTTAAACGGCGCTGAAACGGCACCACGAACAACGTCAGCAATTGAAGGAACGCTTGGAAATAAGTCGGTTAACAACCGCAAGCTAAACATTTCGAACACTTCACGATTTTGTGACATGTCAAATTTTGAGAAGTCAGCCATCCAAGACATCCCATTCGGAAACAACGCCAACGAATCATCACCACACACGAACAATAACACACCAATCGGCGCTTCCAGATATCGACAAATGATACTCGAAATACGATCGATGGTATACTTTACCCCACTAGTGAAGTAAACCGTTATATGGGTAGCGTAACAGCTCCCCTCAAACAAGGGAAGCATACGCCCGTCAATGTGGTGATGGAACCAATCTGTCAATGCATGGGCAAATGGCATCATGACAACATGAAGCTCAGTTGCGAAGTCCACGATTGGCCTAGGTTTCAAATCAATGGCGTCACCTGTTGGTGACATCTTGGATACAAGCACTTCATTATGCTTGAGGTTGATGCGCTTCATCCATCGCATCGAGCCCTCCATGATAGACTCCATAGTACGTAGGTACAATTTGCGCTTCGAGGCGTTACGCGGCAAACACTGCTCAAACTCCACAGCACTTATCTTAGCACTGGGGATGACGGAATTGAATCCCTTGTAAGCACGACGCCAAAAAGACTCAATCTCATCAACGTCGATATATCTGCCAAACTTTTCAAAGCGCACCATCTCAACATTTGCTAACAAACGTGCCGAAATGGCAACAAGTTTGTTATAAGCATTGTTGGATGGTCGCACCAAATTACGTTCCATAATTTCCCATGGAAGACTAATGAGGTCATAAACTCGTTGGTTATTTTCAGGCTGGGTCTTAAAGACTTCGCCCAAATCAATTAATGTAGCTGCGGCAGCGCATGGTATGGTGGCGCGAACAATCGTGACCGCAATTCCTGACAGTGCCAAAGAACTAGTTAAAGAACGTCTCACTCTTGAATCATTCAAGCGGGCAACATCAGTCATCACGATCCAAAAGAACACAACGCACCAACCACAAAAAGCGTTTAAATCCAGCCAAGGGGGAAGAAACACGTACACAGCATGTGAAGAACACAGAAAGGCTATGCCCGACCAATTGCGATTTGCAGCTTCACCGCCAAAAATGGCGGCAGCCGCGAAGCAAACTAAAAAGTCGGGATGCTGAGCCAACCGCGTCAACACCACTTGTTCACAAACCACGCATAACCTCCGCGCCCACGTTGAACTTCCGGGAAAATAAAAATCCAAGGAGCACGCTGGCAACGTTAACCAATAAGAATCAACCAAAGCCCAGCCGCACAACAAGGTAGCAGCAAGGAACAGTCCGACGTCTAGGCCATGAAGGTAATATTCCCAACAAGCAGCAAATCCCAGCGCCCAATAGATGGCGGTGAGATATTCGCGTTTGGAATAAAACCAACTCAACCAAGGACCAATTTTCCAGGTATATCGTTTCTTCATTTCCATATCATTATGGTAGTGATCTTGATAACCGGTGGACCATTCAACACTGTCACCACGTCGATCGCGGTAAAAGGCAGCGTAAGCCGTGTCACTATACAAGCGTTGCACCATTCTGGGATTAACAGACAGGAGCGCTCGTACCTCGACACAGCCCTTCAAAGCGGCCACAACTTGACTACGCATCGAGTTGATGGCCGTCCCATGTACACCCATATTGGATGCAGAGTTTTGGGCCAGAAATGATTGGGAAACCAAACGTTTCTTACCCAAAACCACTTCGTAGGTGAAATCAGGTGACACCGATGAAACTTCGCCAGAGTCATAATCGACGTTGAGGTCCATACCAATTTCAACTAAATGATATGGCCCCACCTGGCGAAACTCTTCAACCGCAAGCGACACATCACCACCGGTCCACACACCATGACTAGGAATCATCGTGCGTGGATGAGAGGGATATCCATCAGTTGGGCCGTCGGGAAAGAAACAAATGTTACCAACATCATTTTCGAACCAAACGGCTTCATAGAGCGCAGCATCATCTTTGCCCTCCATTATGTCGCACCCAAACGCGCCATTAAAACGGCGGAAAATGTAAACACAATGGATTGTACCAAATTTCTCCATCAAAGAATCGACAAACTGGGGAGATACAGCTTGCCGAGGGTCTCCAAAGTAATTGTCAATGCTAATGAGACCATTAGCATGACCGTTGAAGGGTGAATCAACAATTGCCCGTACAACGTCGCCACCAACATTGTAAGGAGAATAAGCCACAACATCAAAGATGTTGCGACCAATTCCAGCGTTAAATTCATCGACTTGCAACTCTTTCCGCGTACGACTGGAGCCCCAAAGGTCGATTAAGCGGAAACCCAACAAATCATCGGGTTGGGCACGCAATATACGCATCACCGCCAAAATGGTCGCATTTCGGCGGCAATTCCGAGCATATTGATGCCGGTTGGCGGAAGGCACAAACGCAGGTTGAACCTGCACACCGGCCTTCACGCACGAAATTTTCTGTTCGATACTCGACACCGAACAGGGAGTTGACAGAACCTTTTGTAAATGCTCGGTCAACAGACGCTTCAAATCAATTGGCTTCTCATCAACAACAGACAGGTGTGCCGTATCTGTTTGAAAAGACCACATTGGGATAGCGTCCAAGAAATGATCAACGTCGTCTAAAGACACAGCCGCTTGCGAGTTGTCCACGCTTGTTCCCTTACTTTCCTCTTCACGCGCTGCCGCAGGGGCGACGACGATTGAAGGCGGTAGGGGGGCAAGCGCAACGACAGCAGCGGACTCTGACGCCGCAGGTCGAAGGGCCCCATCCCGAAACTGCCCAGCGTCTACGACGGTGGGCCGGGTGGGAGGTGGAGCAGCGAAAGCTGCAACTGCCTTCTTACGGGCAGCGCGGGCCTGACGCTGACGCTTACGCGCTTCCTTAGCTGCGGGCGAACGCACACGGTTAATATCGGCAAGCTTCGGAGGCGGCACCGGCTGC